GATTCGTATTTCTTTAAATTGTCCTCTTCATCTATAAGCTGTTGTGAGTAGTCTGTTTTTCCAAAATTTCTTAAAAGTATTTGTACCTCTTTTATCTCTTCATTAGCGAGTTGATATAGCTCTTCAAATACTGTTATATCTAAGAATTGAGAAAGCAAATCTTTCTTTTCAGTTTGTGACTGGTCTATAAATCCTGTATTATTATTTTGTACAGACATAGAAGTTAGAACAAAGTCATTGTATAAACCTAGATAACCTCTAATGTTCTTATCTGTCTGAGTTCTCTGTTCTCCATTAAGCGATATTATACTATCGTCTTCACCTATCATCCAAAAGTTTACATCTACACGGACATGACCTTTCTTTTCTTTCTTACCTTTTCGTTCTATAAAGTATTGTACTCCGTCAATTTCAAAAGACAGTTTACAATAAAAGTTTTTCTTTTTATTATTCAACACGTCTGTGGCTGATTTAGTTCTAGAGCATTTATGGAATATACAAAACATTAGTGCATCTAATATAGCAGATTTACCTGCGTGGTTTGGTGCGAATACACCTATAACATCACGAAGCTTGCTAAAGTCTATTACATTGCCTTCTCCATAACTAAACATATTAGAAAACTCAAACATTTTAGGAGTCCATCTAACACCTCTAGATATTTCAGTTGTAGAAAGCGATTTGTTAAGTTCTGTGTTTATATTTTTTATACGTCTTATTGTTTCGTCATCTGCAGGGTGGTTTGTACCTATGTATTCTTCTAACAACTCATTTTGGTATTGTACATCTCTAATGTCTCGAGTTACAGACCTTGTAGTTTTATTTTGAGCATTAAGTTTGTCATTTTTTATTATAACTATATCGGTTGTCTTACACTTGCTTTTTATGTTTTTAATTATATCTTTTAATTGAGCCTGTGTTGTGTTTTCAGTACGTATTCTAACTCTAGGATATTTTGGTATACTGTCTATATTAGGTAGTACGCCATCTTTAACATTTATTGTGTAGAAACCGTGCACGTTTTCAAAATCAACAAAGCTAGCTTTTCTTTTATCGATATCCCATATAGCGCATCCGTGTTTATCAAAAGCTTCTCCAAAATTCTGCTGTATAAGTGAACCTACCTGTAGTATTGTTTCTGACTTATTATAAAACTGCCTTTTATGTATGTCACCTAACATGACCATATCGTAACCATCAAACATAGATACTTTTAAATCATCGCTTTCTACTTTATATCCAGCGTCTGTGTATGACATATCAAGTGCTCCATGAAAAAGTGCTACTTTTGTATCTGCTTCAAATGAGTTTGATTTTATAAATGTTTTTGGGTCGTCGAATATACTAAACACTACAAAGTGAGTGTCTGCAATTTCATGAACAGCAGAATCTTTAAGGTAGTGTAGTTTAGGATGGTTTAGAGATTCAATCATAGGTGATAATGAATCAAGTCTAGATGAGTTGTTTAAATTAGCATCGTGATTACCTGTTATAACTATAGTATGTCTTCTATCTGCTAAGTTTTTAAGAAACTCGCACGTAACGTCTATAAGCTCAGGTGAAATATCAGTCTTACTATGAACTATATCACCACCTACATAAACTATTGAGTTTTTAGGAAGTTTGTCAACTTCTTTATATAACTGTCTGAATACTTTTCTATATTCTTTGTGCCTTTGGTAATTTCGTATGTGTATGTCTGCAACATGTAATACTTTTTCTAGTTTATCAAATCCTACATCAATTTTATTAAAGTCCAAATTTCATCTCCAATAGTTTTGCAAAGTCGACAGTCTTAGATTTACTAATAAGCTTAGTAATTTTTTCATGACCTAGTGTGCTAGGGTCTTCGTCGTCTTTCATTTCAATTATTCTAACATCTATATTTTCAGATTGTAAATATTCACATAGCTTTATAGACTCATTTTTAGCATCGCTATCTAAAAGTATATTTACTCTTTTAACATCGTTTTCTTTTATAGTAGACCGCAGCGATTTAGGTAAGAACTTTCCAAATATAGGTATTGAGTTTTCACCTATAGCTATTGCATCAAAAACACCTTCGCAAATGTTAATGTCTTCTTTCCAGTTAATAAGCATTTCAAAACCTACAACATCTTTAGAAGTTTTTGGATTCTTGTGTTTAAAGTCTGTGTCATAATAAGACCTTCCTACAAAGTAATTTAATATTCCTTCCTTGTTGTAACTAGGTATTATAACCATACCGTTATATTGACCTGAGTCGCAAAACCCTATATTATATCTTAAAACGTCTGTCTTTGTTATACCTCTAGACTTTAAATATTTAGCTGCGTTTCTAAATTCTGGATTATTTACAGAGCCGTTTACCATGGGTTTGAACTCTAATGGTAAAGCAACATGTTGAATATCCTTAGAGTCGTCGGTCTTTCTTTTTACACCTGTAAGTGAGTGTAGTTCTTTTATTTTTCCCGCCGCGCCTATTTTCTTAAATATTCTTTCTGCTCCAACACCTTTTACACCACATACCCAGCAATGCCATTTTTGAGTTATAACATTTATTACTAATTTTTTCTTATGATGGTTGCAATAAGGACAAGAAAAAGTGGCTTCATTACCACTTGTCATTGACTTTCCTAAAACACTCTCAAATAAATTGAGTAATCGTCTACTTTTATTCATGTATATAATATAACAAAAAATGTTGAGTTATTAAAACTTTATTTCGTTTATTTTAGCTTCAGTTTCATTTGTAAATCTAACTTTTGCAAATCTTCTAGGTCCTATGCAATCGTTGTAGAAATCGTCTTTTACAGAAACATGATATCTATGGTGTATATTTTCTTCCAAGTAATTAACCTGTCCTTTTGTCTCACCCATTATTAGTATTTCAAATTTAAAACATTTCTTTCCAAGATTTTCTATATCTTTGTTAAGTTTTTTTGAAGAACCTGTATACAGTCTCCAGTTTGAGTCTTTTCTAATTATTTTTCGTCTTTTCTTACCTTTCACTTTAACTCGACGAGTTGTGCCGAAGTATTTCCGGCCTATATATTTTTTACCTGATTTTTTATTTGTGATTAAGTAAACAAAACCAAATTCATTTTCAGGCGCCTCTTCAATAGGCTTTCCTTTGTATAACCAATGACTCATATTTTTTTAACTATCAAAAGCAACAACAAATGTAGTATCATAATTATTAGACTTAACAATAGGTCTAGATAATTTACCTACAGCCAACAACCTTGCATTGTTATCATAAAGACCTATGCTTGTTATATAAGGTGACCATTCAGAACTTGTCGTAAACGATTCAAGAGTTCCAAGTTTTTTGTCATCTAATATAGTAGGGTTCATAGTGAATCCATACTCTCTTTCTTTTATGTGACAGCTATATTCGTGTTCAATTATTGTATGTGTATTTTTAAATGACATTGTACATTCTGAAAAAATGTTGTTTCCTATTACAGGTTCATAATTGCTTAATGGAGATGTAAGTGTTAACAGTCCGTGGTTATAGAAAACATTTCCTACTCTGTTTTCGAAAGAAGGATTTGATTGTACGAAATTTATCTCTTCAACTTTCAACACTTTATCAAATATCATTATCTGACTTATACTTCCTGACAATTGGTTTTTATATTCCAGTGTGTCTTTAAACTTTCTAGAATATCTAGAGCTTAAATTTCTTTTTCTAAACTCTGTACCAGGGTCATGAGGTCGAGCACCTACAACAATGTCAGCTTTGTTAAATCTAGAACCAGAAGGTATTGAGCCTTGTGATTGTAATACATTGTCTACATAAAAATATGCATGACTACCAGACTTTGTCAATACAACATTGTTAAATGCTGTACTTGTACTTACTACTGTTGAACTGTTTAAATATAGAGTTTCTGCTCCATTACTTATAGCTGCTTGGTATGTACCTGGGTTGCCTATTTCAGTACTACCATCTGCATTTCTATTAACGTACCTTATTGAAAACGGATATGAGCCTTCTTTGTGAGGGTCATGTTTAGAAATTATATAATTGTGGTTTTGTATGTTTACATTTCCTGCGCTTGCTGTTTCTTGAAACCTAGACGCTGATACTCTTACATATACTGAAAAGTCATCGGCAGATGTATTTCTTTTCGACCTAGAAGTTCTAAAGTCAAACTGATGTCTGTCTTTTATTATTAACATGCTAGAATTTTCTTTTTCTAATCTAGACTTTGTTGTTTCTGGCCTAACACCATCAAATTGTATTACAGTGCTTTCAGCTGTAATATTTTTTGGGATTATATTATGAGCCTCTACTCTATTTGGATATCTCGATCTTTCAAAAAACCTAGTTTTATTTTTAAGATTGTAATATTCCTTACCTTTATCTCTGTAAAAACTACTGCTTGCAAGTGCGTTGATACTATGTGCGCTTAGTTTTTCTCCACTTTGGTTGTACATGTCTGTAAAGTTCATAGCAAATAAACTTTGAGAAATATAATTTACAGACTCACTTGCTTGTGTGATCGAAATAGAACAGTCAATAAGATTTCCAAAGCCATCATCTATAATATGCTTACTTCCTGATTTTATAGATACAGTACCTTTTTTTATAGACTCACCGAACATTTTTTGAGGTATGGATATAATCATAGCCTCTTTTCCTAAAGCTCTTATTTCTTTTTCGTAACCACTATTATCTAAAGTCCAACATGGGTCATCTGGATTTGTATAATACATTCCCTGTAAAGAATCGTGTAGACTTCTTTTGAAATATCCATTTGTTGTTACCGCGTGTGGTGAAGATTTTGTTACTTGTAGATAAGAGCCGTATTCATTTGGCATAAAGTCTGTACCATCATATTCGGTTCTATATGCGAATGCACTTAATGAAACTATTCTTATATCTTGAGGATTGCCCTGTGATGATGTAACCCAGTGGTCAAAAACTTTATACTGATCGTAGTTTCTTTCAAAATAACTACCAGTATGATTACTTATTGTAAACTCATATGTTTTATGAGCCTCAAATGGAGTTATTTGTATGTCGTCCTTTCGAAATTTCTTAAATATGCCGGACATATAATACTCCTATTTTTTAGAATTCTAATTTAATTCGAATAAGTGCTTCTCGCGTAAACGATTTTAATAAAGGCTTGCTTAATTTTGCCGTTGCTAATAATTCATTTTTGTCGTTGTACATACCAACAGTTGTAATATAAACCTTAGGGTCTCTATACATAGAAGGGTGAGAAAACGAACCTTGAGAACCAGATGTAAATGTTGGATTGTTACTAAAGTTGTATTCAGCATTTTTCAGCCTACAGAAATAATGAGTTGCAAAAACTCTTTCAGAACTACGTGCTGAGAATGAACTTGATGGAATTGAAGGTACTGGTGAGTTAGAACCTGTGAAAAATCCTACAATACTATTTAGTGTTGGATTTTGATTTGTACTACCTACATCGTTACCATTACCAGGACACCAGCAATAATTAGTTTCAGTAATATCCATACTTAACAATCTAGGTGAAAGCATAATAACTCCCATGTCTGGATAAAACCATCCATATTGAGTTGGGTTTGATATTGCAACTCCATCCATATCTGTTATTCCTATCGAACCTGTAACTACTTTATAAAGCGCTCCATAATCTCCTAACGAAGCTTGATTTGCAGCTGAGTCATCTGTAAGTGTTATTTGAGAACCTACTGATAGATTTGGTGAATGACCTGCGTGTATTGCAGAACTTGATATTGTAATCGCCCAATTACCTGGGTCAATTCTTTCTTTAAATCTTTGTCTGTTAACATTTATAAAAATAGAAGAAGTTTCGTTAACACTGTTAATTGTAAACTGCTCATCTCCAGGTGTAAGTAATAAATTAGCATATTGAGAATATACAGTTTTAGTAGGTGTATGTCCTGCAGAAGCGTATTGGCTAATTGGAGCAGAACCAGAACCATGATAATGTCCGTAAGCTACAGCAAACTGAGGTTCAGCTGATGCTGTTAACTGAGGGTTGTCTCTATAAAATTCTTTGTAATATATACCTGATGCTGCGTTTTGTACAGATGAAGTATAAATCTCATTGTCAGCGAGTTTAAGCTCACCGTCATTGTTTGTCCACATTGCTGCAGTTATTACATCTGCCTGAGCGTTTTCTACAATATCGCCTCCTTCAAATTTAGTATACAGAGGAGTTACAGGTCTACGATAAGGTCTAGATATTCTTCTATTACTTCTACCAACTCTTGTTGAGTAGTTTCTAGATAACGCGCCTTCTCTATCAAAACGCGGTGATGTATTTCTTGCCATTTTTATTCCCTATTATTTTTCGAAGTAATAATCTTCAACTAAGTTAGTGGCTGTAGCTTCTTTCTTAACGGTAACGTTAATAGTAACATATCCACCTGTTTCATTTCCAATTATAGTTAATGTTGTTGTTACGTCTGCAGTTGGTTGAGGTTTTGCTACCAATTCAAATCTTGTACCTACAGAAGTAACAGAATTTCCTGTATCTCCTATATAGTCTGCAGTTGTTGGAGCACCTTGTCCAGAAACTCTACCACCTGGTGCAACGTTAAGATAACATGCATCTGAATTAGCTAGTATTGCAGTATATCCGTATGTCTTATTACCATTTGCAAAGTTTGCTGTGTTTGGAGTAACAGGTGCTTTATCGCCACCGTATGTTAATGTGATATCAGTAACACCTACTGTAACAGTTGGCATTCTAGAAATATTTTTAGGTAGTGTGACAAGCTTGTGTTTCATCACGTAATTCTCGTTAGGAACAGCTTCTACTAATGGCATAGCTTCTATAGCTTGACCATAATAATTAGTACCTAGTTGGTGGTTAACGTCCCACAAACCATAATCGATTTCATCATCGGCCAATGCAAATTGTGTGATGTTAAAAAACTCACTTCCTTTTGCTAGCAATTCTCTACCTTTTTTGGTAAGAATAGCATCTACCGTTATTGTTGTTTTATCTAAATATCCCATTGTTTACTCCACTAATCTATTTTATTATATATAAATATATAGTTCTTTTGTTTTTATCTTACTGCGTTGCTTGTATTTACTGCCTGTATTGAACTGTTACCTGCTGAAGGCGTTGATATCACTAACTGATTAGGGTTAGTGTCTGTTACTTCCACTACAGGACCACCGTCAACAGTTGCTGTTACTGGCATATTAAAGTCAGAACCAACAAGCTTACATCCAGCATACAATAAATTGTTTATCGCGTTTGGAAGATAGTCTTGATGCTCTGCTGTTTTTAAACTTTTACTTACAGGTCTTAACCCTGATCTGAAAAAACCACCTTGTAATTCTGAGTAAGCATATCCACTCATACTTACGTTTGATGCTGGGAAGTTATTTCCTGTACTAGCACTTGTTGCCATATTATTTCTAGGAGAGAAAAAGTGATATTCATATACCTTGTATCTTCTAGATGCGCGCTGATGGTGATAGTATTTTATATTACCTCTGTCATTAAATTTTGCAACTTTGGTGCTTCTTTGACTATGGCCATAATGAGGGTGGTCCCAAGCAGAACCACTTTCTTTCCAGTTTGCACTTGTGAATGATGATTCAGAAGAATGAGCGTGTCCTATAATGTCTAGCCCATAAAATCCTTCAGCTGTAGTACTTCCAACGTTTAATAAAAAGTCGCCTGCGTTTTCATAGCTTGCTCCTCCCTGTATTACACTGGCAGTAGGATTGTTCTTATATTGAGGTCCGCCTTGAGAAGACGATGGTTGAAACCAATGCATATTATCCCAATAATATCTAGACCCATCTATATCTAAATCATGATTGTGATGTTTTCTAGTATTTATTTCAGCTTCAACTTCACCTGCTGACTGATTTGTATATTCAATTGAACTTCCCGAATATATTGCTTGATAGCCTGTGTGAGCTTGAAGAGCGTCACCTGGTTCCCATTTATTGCTTTTTGGATTAAACCACTTGTGATATTCACCTCCCAATGTAGTTGTGTTAGCAGTAACTTTATATTTACTTATATCTAATACTCCATTGTGGTGATTTTCTTCTACATATTCTTGTAAATTTTCAACCTTAGGTTTTTCTAGCATGTTAGCTTTTACAAGTAAACCTATTTGTGCGTTTGCTCTTGCAGGTACCAACATCTCTATTTGTTTGAAAAGCGAGTGGTCGATAAATCTTAATATTCGTAAGTATTCAAAGAAATTATATGGATTTGTATGTTTTTTCCAATAATGGTTTCTTAGATTTCTTAATCTTTTGTATTCATCATCTCTATAATCTAGTGGATTACCTACATAATTATGAAAGTCAGCACCTGCCATTTCGTGTGCTATATCTAAATCAATTTCGAAGTGAGGTGCGTAATAAACACCTAGCCTGTTAGAATCTAAAGGTGCTTTATCATATTGAGATTTTTCAACTTTATTTCTATCACTTAATCTTCCTTTTAGCTCAGAAGATTCTATTCTAACTTTATCACTTATTGTTCGTGTAGAAACTAAATCTGGCATAGGTGTATAATGACGTTCTTCTTGAGTTGACCAGTCATTAGCCATAATTCCAGAAAATCCAGAAGCCATTGCTACAGTTTCTACAGCTGATGGAGTACCAATAGGGTGATGTCTAGTATCTATGGCAGAACCTATATTATTGTCTGCATATACGTGGAAATTTCCTGGTGCTGAAGATGTCATATATACATTTCCAGATGTCCAATCTCCATCTTGGAAATAATTTGCGTTAGCTCTGTTTAAATCGGCTCCTAAAGAGTGCCTTACTGATAATTGAGCAAATGATGAAGTTGCGTTAGAACCTTCTATAGAAAGAGGAGCTCTAACGTGATTCCAGAACGGAGCAGGTCTACTACTTGTAGCGTTGTGAGATATATGAGTAGGGTCCCATCTTTCAAAGCTTAAGTTTGTTGGTTCTATGTACCACAATCTAACTTCTTGAAGCGAACCTGAAAATGAAGCTGTAACGCCTGCAGTAAGTGCGTTGTTTGACCAATTAGAACCAAAACCAAAATACTTATTCGAGTCCCAAGTAGCGTCTTCAGTAGAACCTAAAGCTAACTCTGTCGAACCAGTATGTGTTATTCTAGCCTTTGAATGGTCAGGTGATTTTGCAACAACAACACCTAATACTTGGTCTGGTCCTGCAAAAGGAATAGGTAATTCAGATGCTTTGTTTGCTTTTCTGTATACCATAACATTCCACCAGTCGTTATCGAATAGAGGAAGCCATTCAGTACTTGCAGATACTACAGAAGTAAAGTTAGCAGTAGCAGCGTTACTTCTATCAGTCAATAAAAGTTTACCATATTTGTAATAACCTGATGTTTCCTTTTTGGCATTAGGGTGAGGTATTATACTCATCTGGTTATTATATGAGCCTACTGTTACACCGTCTAATGAATCAACTCCTGTAAACAATGATTGAGACTTTATTATATTTGTATTGAATCTAAACTCTAACGCATCAGATTTTCTATCAGCAGGTGTAGCTGTCTGTAAAGGATGTGGTGCTCTTAGGTCAGTGTTATAAACTCTAAAAGAAGAATCGCTACTGCCGGCTTCACCAAATTCTAGTGCGTATGAAAACTTATCATATTTAACATATGAGTCTGTAGTTTTAGCTTTCTGAGGTCCTCCGTACTCGAATACTCTTAACAATGTTGGAGGTAAGCCGTATGTAGTAGTCAAAGCTCTTATACCTCTTTCACCACCTTTTGTTTTCATAAGATAAGGAAGATTGTTTAACATCCTTTTCCAAGTTTCTCTTGAAACATCTTCTTGAGACGATAGCTGTTTACTTTGAGCCGATGAACCTGTTACATATCTAACAGAACCAGTATTTACAGTACCTATAGGTTGAGTAGAGTTAGCAAATGTGCCATCCTGGTTTTGTCCAAAAGAATATTCCCATAAATCTGTAAATTGAAAACCTTGATAGGATTCCCAACCAAAAGAAGATAGAACATTGTATACTAAATCTTTTGATAGGTCTTCGTATAGCGGATTTGTTCTTTTATGTATTTGCATAGAATGGTCTATGTAATTATACACAGTGTCGAAATGATGAGCCACCATATTTACAAATAATAAATAGTTAGCATTGTCCTTTCCGTCATTCGCTTCTCTAACATGAAACGGTATTGTATTTTCAAGATTATGAGGATTGTGCACATCGTAATCAAGTGCTACATTGGATTGAGACGTAAACCATGCTACTGAAATTGGGTCTGTTATGGTTCGATTAGAATAAGGTTCGGTATCGTTTGTTTTTGGCCAAGTTCTTTCATGTCTTATACCATTGGATGTAGATTCATATGAAGATGATTGAAAGTATAGGTAATTTTCATAGCCATCAAAACCTTGAACTACAGATTCCTTTTTTATTTTATAATCAGATATATTTTTATTATTAACTGTGCCTGTATTTGTTATTGCATTTAAAGTAGCAAGTTGGGTGTCATAATATTCTATTAAGCCTAATTTGTATTTAAAGTTTTCTAGTCTTTCTTTTGCAGAACTAAAATGTACAAAATTATTATACCCATGATAATCTATATTTAAGTGTGCAGAGTTATAAGCAGAACCTGATGTGTATAAATTCATTAGTTTCTGTTTTGTTGTAGGGTTTGTTCCTAGTATAGTATCCCAAGTATGCCAGTCTGTTTCTCCACCTGCACCTTTTGTAATATCTATTGTAAAGTTAGGACCTGCTATTTCATTTCCAACTTTTTCTCTTTCTGCAGGTATAAGTTTTATCATCTCAGTGTGAGATGTTATTATTTCTTTTACAACCCAAAGTTGTTCTTTTACTTGAACGTCATCTGGTAAAGGTTCGTATAATTTTATTAGTATACCATCATCGCCGTCATCTTTCCAGTTAACTATAAGTGATGTTTGGTTGTTACCGAAATTAGCTAATAAATCTTGCCATCCTTCGTCAATAAAATCTTCGACGTTCTTCTGCTGTAGTTCTGAAAACTTTCTAACAAACTCCTTGTCTTGAGATGTAGTTTTAATCCTAATCTCTTTACGTGAAGGTGAAATTTCTGATATATGTATTCCGTTGTTTTCGTTATAAGAACCTAATATGTCTCTAAAGAAATTATAATGTACTTTATATAACCCCGATGAGAAACCTAACTGTCGTATATCATTATGAATATCAAGTTCTATTCTAGGCTTCTTTCTTTTCCTACCTTTCTTTATATATTTGTCAATTCTAAATCCATCGACATCATAATCAGATTCTAAAAGTGTGTCGCCTCCGTATACATGCAGTTCTACTAAATCAATATCCCCTTCACCAAAGTTTGTAAATACTTTTTTAGAAGGTATATTCTGTAAATCCTCTATTCTATATCTTTCAATTCTATCCATTTTAGTATGCTTTTACTGTATCGTTATCTAAAAAATAAGGGTTGTTTTGATTTCTATTAAATACATTTATATCAGAAAAATCTCTTTTA